TGAGCAAGTGATCCACGGCCGGCCGTGGCGCCTTCTAAGCGACGACGAGCTGATCTACCTGCCGCGCAACCGTCGCCCGCACAAGGCTTATGGGTTCGGCCCTGTCGAGCAGATTGTCGTGACGGTCAACATCGGGCTGCGCCGGCAGATCATGCAACTGCAGCATTTCACTGAGGGGAACGTCCCGCCCGGTTTGATGAACGCTCCGGACGGTTGGAACACCGAGCAGATCCGTCAGTACCAGGAATGGTTCGATTCCATCCTGGCCGGTAATACTGGCAGCCGGACCCGACTGCTATGGGGACCGAGCGGCGCCAAGTATCAGGCCTTCAAGGAGGCCCCTTACAAGGATGATTTTGACGATTGGTTGGCACGGATCGTCTGTTATGCGTTCTCATTGCCACCGACCGCCTTCACCCCGCAGGTCAACCGGGCAACGGCCCAGACCTCGCAGGAAGCTGCTCTCGAGGAGGGCTTGGCCCCACTGATGGGCTGGGTCAAGCGGCTGGTCGATAGCGTCATCCAGAAGCGAATGGGCCATAGCGACCTCGAATTTGCTTGGTCGGATGTACGGCCAACGGACCCCCGGGACCAATCCGTAATCCTTACCAGCTATGTCAAGGATGGCATCTTCACTTTGAACGAGGCGCGCGACGTCCTGGGCCTCGATCCGGTCGAGGGTGGTGACGCGCCGATGTTTCTAACCGCTCAAGGGCCGGTCCTGCTGGGCGACTCTGTCGTGCCAAAAACGGACACCGGTGCAACTACCCCCAGCGAATAACCGCAGCCCTTCTTTTCCGGCGAGTACGTCCCGATCGCCCTCCCTGCTTTCTGCTGGCCCGATCGACTGCTCGAACCTGTTGTCGACGAATACAGGAAACTCTGATGAGCGTGCTGCCATCCGACATCGTCGTTTATGGCTCGGCCCACATGCCCGAGACCGACGGTGCCACGATAGGAGGCGCGGTCGACTTCAGTCGTCGTGTCGCGTTTTATGACATCACCCCGGCGGGCAGTGTCGATGTCATCTCGAGCTCATCGGGTGATACCGCGACGACGATCGCCTATTCCGGACGCGACTCGACCGGTGCCGTTCAAAGCCAGACGCTGACCTTGAACGGACAGAGCTGGGTGACCGGGTCACAATCGCTCGAGCGGTTGCTCTGCGCCGCATTGTCAGGGGCGAGTGCGAACGGACCATTGGACGACCCTGGTGGTACCCCTGCGGTTGGTGACGTGGCACTCGCTGCCCATAGCTGCGTGCTGCCCGCGAGTGGGGTGACAACCGACGCGACGGTCCGCACCGCGCAGGCTGGTTCAGCTAGTCACAGCGGTACGACGCCGGCGTTGTTGACACTGCAATCGGGCGACGGAGCCCTGGTCTCCGCCGGCCAGATCATTTGGACCAAGAGCGGCACCGGTGCGAATCAGTTGCGGCAGATCGTCGCTACTGTGGGCTACGGCACAGATATTATCGCTGTCAACCGAGACTGGGGTACTGTACCGGACAACACGACGACGTATAAGATCCTACAGGGGTTGCTATTCGAGATCTTGCCGAACCCAGTGACGGCCGTGATTCGCACGTTCTCGACCAGTGCGGCGGATGTGCTGACCGGGTCACAGCGTACCTATTACGAAAAAGTTTTCGTTATAAACAACAACACCGCGACGGCACTGACCGGCGCGCAGATCGAGGTGGCGAACGAGACGCCAACCCCGCCTTCGGGTGCCCTTTTGGACTTGGCCCTGACGACGGAGCTGAACGACACCGGTTCGGTCGCCAACCGTCAGACCGCGCCTTCCTCGGGTGTCGGGGGCTTCATGAGGCAGCCGGCCCTCCTGAGCGTGCCGAGCCCGGGCAACCTGCCGCCCGGTCCCGCGCCGAATGCGGCCGGCGCGCAGGGTGTGTGGCTGCGGCTGACCTTGCCGGCCGGCACCATGGCCTACAAGGGCTAGGCCGATTTCCGGATCCAAGGGACGACGACCTGAAAATAAGGGCGACTATGTCATGAGCAATCCTCTCAGCGTCGCCTCATTGGCGACGTTCCCACTCGGCCGGGCCAGTCGACCGACAACCTGACTGCGCTGCCTGATGGTCAAGCGAAAGGGCTCGGGGCCCTCGGCACGACCTTGGTGCAATATTACGATGACATAGTGGCGCCAATCCTGATCAAGTCGGGGAACTCAGTCAACGGATCAGGCATTGCCTCGCTGTTTCTGGTCTGCAGCGAGGACGGCACCAGCTGGACGAATGGAATAAATCCGAACTCGACTTCGGACCAGTCTTCGCTAATAGGGAGCTTAGCGTCCCTGACGCCGGTGGTGAGGGTGGCAGCCAACGCCACCCTCTATTATTTTCCGGAATTTTCGGTTTATTCGCTGCTCGGCTTCATGCCGACCTATTGGTCGATCCTAGTTTACAATCAATCAGGCTCGGCATTCGATCTCACGGCGGCGAATTTCTACGCCAAGCACTCGCTGGTGAGTTATGCGTAGGATCCTCGCAGCAAGTATACTCGTCATCTTGGTCGCCCCGCTTGCTTCGGGTGTGGCGCATTCGCAGGACGTCTCGTTCAATCCCCGGTCCATGGGTCAACGGGACGACGCCGAACAATAACGTCGGCTGGCAGCTAATGGCCAACGTCTTCAAATACGGTGTTGCCGGCTCGAACTCGCAGTATGCACAGAGTACGGTGATACTCGGCGGCATCCATTTCGGGATCGGCTTGCCGGTATTTCCGACAGCGGTCGAGCCGGCCGCTCTTGTCATTGTCCTGAGGGGCTCGTCCTATACGACCGGGGCAGCCAACGACGTGGTTGCCACCTGGTTTGAAGTCAACGCGATGAATTGATTGGATCACAGACATATGTTCCAGATCACAGCCTTTCGGTGGCCGCCGCAGCCTAGCACTGTCGTTGGCTTTGGCATTCTCGCCGGCTCCGTCTGCTATTTCGTTACGGGAAACCCAGTCTGGGCGGGCCTCACCGCCGCGGCCGTCAAAATTCTCGTTCCGGACAATTCTGCGGCGGCGGATCAGGTGTTCGGAGCGATTAAGATACTGGCACAGACAGTAGGCCGGCCGCTCCCGACACTTTCACAGCCAGCGCCCGTCGCCGCCGGCAATCGGGGATCTGATGCGGCATCGCTTCTTCAGGAGCCGTCGAAAAAATGACCGGCGACCGGCCGCACTCGCACGGCTCACTGGCGGGATGTTGATCATGCGACTCTATGGCGCAATCCAGAAGGTCGAGCCTCAGGACGATGGAACCGTGCGAGTGCACGGGATCGCGTCGTCGGAAGTGGTGGACGACCAGGGTGAGATCGTTCGGGCTGACGCGATGCGCGCGGCGGTCCCAGAATACATGCGTTTTCCGGCACTGCGCGAGATGCATCAGCTCTCAGCCGCTGGAACAACGCTGGAAGCCGAGGTCGGCGACGATGGGGCGACGCGGATCGTCGCCCATGTCGTCGACCCGATCGCGATCACTAAAGTCAGAAACCAGATTTATCGCGGCTTTTCAATCGGCGGCCGAGTCACGCGGCGCGAGGCTGGCAATCCCAAAGTTATCACCGGCCTGGTTCTCAACGAAATCTCGCTGGTCGATCGTCCGGCGAACCCGGAAGCGATATTCGACTGCTGGAAAGCTTCCGCCGTTTCCGATGCGAGTCGTTCCCGACCCGAATCGCGTCTGCCGCCGACGTGTCGCCGGCGCCTACGCGAGAGCCGTTCAACCCCCCGATTCAAATCTGGGCTTGTGGGGTGGCGGACCATCATCATCGCGCCAAAGGCGAAGCCGTCAAATGTCTTGAAGGGCGGGCACTCGGCGTAACAAAAGTTCACTTGCCGGCGTCACCGCAAACGACTCTGACTTCACCGCCGGTGAACAACCTAGTGGTACAAATCTGACATTTGGTCCCCTGTGGAAAGGGGGCAAACTCGTGAAAACCCTCGGGTCACGGCGGTATCTTCTGTTTGATTTTATCCACTAGAAGCCGATCGTGCTGCCAAAACCGAAGCCGCGATCGATGCGGCGAAAAGGGCAATTGAGACGGCTGAAGGGGCGCTCGCTAAGGCTGATGACCGTGAGAATAGCGGCACGTCCGGCAGTTTCCTCGAGGGCCACAAAGAGCTGAATTACGCTGATCCCGGATACCAGTCGGACGGAAAGCGTCGCTACCCGATCGACACAGAGCGTCACATTCGCGCGGGCGTTGAATTACATCAACCGGCCCGGCAACGCTCAGCGATACACTGCCGATCAAGTCGGCCGGATCAGAGCGGCCATCATCGCTGCCTGGAAAGAGAGGATCGATATAGAGGGACCGCCCTCGGCCGCGGGTGGCGAAAAGGCATCGTCTGTACCGCTAACCAAGGCGCTTTGTGATGTCGGTCACGTGGCTCAATAATTCACGACCTCGACTGGCTTCAGGACGCACTCGCGGTTGAGGCAGCGATCGAGGGCGATGACTCGCCGCAGCCGCCCCGACTTCAGTCGATCATCAGCGAATTGGGCGGCCTTCTGAATGCGCTGGTGGCCGAAGAAACGGGTGAGCTTCCAGGCTACGCGCAAATCGATGACGAGTGTCTCCCGCAGCGCGCTGCTGAATTGACTGCGATAACCGCTAGCGCGCCCGGAGCCGCGGGCATTGACGCTCTCATAAAGACAGGGAACCCGCACATGCAGAAGCTCGTCGCCGCTCTTCTCGCCAAGGCTAAGCACTCGCAAGGTGACCAAGCGCTCGTGGACATGGCTCTCTGCGCTTGCGACAGATGCCTGAAAATCGCCGGCCTGTCGGTCGAGGAGAAGGCGCACATGGCCAAGGCTTGCGACCATCTTTGCGAGGCCGGCGCCGCTCCGTCGGAGACTTCGAGCCTCCACGCGGCGGGCAACATCGAGCACACGGCGCCGCAGATGGAGCCGGCGCCACCGCTGTTGACCACTGCGCTCAAACCCGGGTCGAACGCCTATGTCAACACCATGCCAACCGGCGCAGCTGGAACAGGGACTCCGCTGACTGCCTCGGGCCGCGGCTCGGTCGTAGAAATCGACACGATGTTCCAGAAGATGTGGGACGGTTTCGAGCTGTCTCCGACAGTACTCTACGTCAACTCTCAAGAGCTGAAGAACATCACCAGCAAGGTACTGTCGAATGCATCGGGGCCCTTGCTGCGCTATGACTCGCCGACGGACGGGAGCCAAGGCGAGTATAATGTGACAGCATCCGGGGAAGTGCAGTTCTACTATAATCCTTTTGCGATCGATGGCGGCCTTCGGATCCCGATCAAGATCCAACCGGGCGTCCCGCCGGGCACGGTTATCGGCTGGGCCGAGAATCTGCCGATCCAGTACCAGTCGAACGAGGTACCAAACGTCGCCGAGATCAAGACCCGGCAAGATTACTGTCAGATCGACTGGCCGATGGTCACACGCCAGCGCCAAGTCGGTGTCTATTCCGAGGAAGTTCTGGCCGTTTACGCTCCGTTCGCAATGGGTGTCATCTGCAACATTGCCAATGGCTGACCTACACTCGTAACGGCCTCTGATGGGTTGAAAGGGGATGCTCCGTGTCTGATCTGGTCGCATTACGGGCCGTTTTCCCGGTGTGGGATGCCACTGGGCACGGCACGGAGCGGTACCCGCACGACCTCAACGGGGTCGTACGGGTACCACGTGAGGTCGCCGTACCGCTGCTCCACAATGGCGGTTATGTTATCTATGACCCTGGGATCCCCCCGGTTCAGGCCCCGGCGGCAGTC